AGCAAAAATGGTGTTGTTAGCTCGATGATCGATATGATCAACAACACTATTACGTGGGCCACAACTTCTAATTCATGGATTGCTAAAGTTATTCGTGGCTTCGTCGGGCTGTCTCCAGTTTTAGGGCCTGCATTAGTTATCTTTGGAGGCTTGTTAATTGCCACAGTAAAAGTGGCATCGGCAGTCGGAAAGCTGGCTAAAGGCTTCTACTCGATAGGTAAGGCAGTAGTTGGCTTAGTTGCTAAGCTGTTTGGTGTGGCAACCGGAAACACTGCTGTAGGTGCTACTTCCGAAGGTGCTGCGGTTGGAGAAAAAGCGGTTGGAAAGAATGCTGAAAAGAGTGCCGGACAGATGATCGCAATGGGATTCGCTGCACTTGAAATTGCGGCAGGATTTGCGCTAGTGATTGCTAGCCTGGCTGTGTTGGTGCTTGCGATTGCGCAATTGGCTAAGCAAGGCATGGACGGCGTGGTTGCCTTAGTAGCGTTTGGCGCAACAGTCGCCGTGTTGGCTGGTGTTTTCGCTCTGCTCGGACCAGTGTTGACAGCTAACGCTGTGGGATTAATCGCGTTCGGTGCTGCGGTAGTAGCTGCAGGTGCCGGTGTTGCACTTTTTGGAGCCGGCATCCTTGCGATGGGAGCCGGGTTAATCCTAGCTGGCAAAGGTGTTACGGCACTAGTTAATGCTTTTATCTTGCTTGGTAACAACATTGGGCTAGTAATCCCAATGATGGGAGCTATCGGTGCTGGCATGAGTGCATTGTTAAGCGGGATCCTTAATGCGGTAATTACTAATGTACCATTAATTGGACAAGCATTTATCACATTAGGAGAAACAATCCTTAATGTGATCGTTACCCTGACACCTCAAATTATCCAAACTTTCATGACGCTATTAATGGCGTTAATTAATGCAATTGTGACGTACGCTCCGCAAATAACAGAGGCGTTTGCACAATTGATAATCGGAATCTTGAACACGATTACCACATACCTACCACAACTAATTACTGCGGGTTCCAATTTGATCGTTGCGTTTTTAAATGGAATTGCGCAAAATCTCCCTAACATAATAACGGCAGCAGTTAATGTAATTGTTGCTTTTATTAACGGGATCGCAAATAACTTAGGCAGGATTATCGATGCAGGTATTAATTTGCTAGCTAAGTTTATTTTAGGAATAGCTAATGCGATGCCTAGGCTTGCTAGTGTCGCTGTTCAAGCTGTTGAGAAATTCGTCTATGGTGTTGGTAATGCTCTAGGACAAGTACTTGCATCAGGAACCAAGCTTATTGGGATTTTCGTTAAAGGTATTTTGGATGGACTGACCGGGTCTAGAAATTCTGGTACTAAAAATGCCAACGCTGTTAAAGACGGAATTAGTGGCATTTCATTATTTGGTGCCGGTCAATCTATTATTAATGGTTTTCTGAATGGTATGAAATCAGCTTATAGTGCTGTGCAAAGTTTCGTAAGCGGGATTGCTAGCTGGATTAAACAGCATAAGGGACCAATTAGCTACGATAGACGCTTGTTAATCCCTGCTGGTAAAGCCATCATGCTTGGATTCAACGAAGGATTGATGAAGCAGTTTAGTTCTGTGCAGAGCAATGTTACAGCAATGGCAGGACAGGTAGCTGACAGCATGCAGTTTACGATGCCTTCGATTGATGCTTCAAACATGAACAATAGTCTCCGTAGAGTTCAGTCACTATCATCGAACACCTTCGGAGCCAACTTTAGTGGCACAGTTGCCTTGCAAGATTCGACAGTGGGGCAACAGAATAACTTGCTTTTGAGAAAAATAGCTAACAAGCAACAAGCTATCTATCTTGACGGTGATGCGCTAGTTGGCAGGACGTATACACGCACAGATTCGGCACTCGGTAATCATGCTGACTTAAACGAAAGGTGGGGACGCTAATGCAATATCGGTTCAGAGATTTACAACCAACATTGAGAGATGTGTTTGACGACAACCCAGAAGAGGGCTTTGCTTTCGGCAACTTTGACAGCCGTAAAGCAGGGCTTTTTTTAGTTGAGCGTACAGCGCCTACGCCAGAAGAGAAAGAGATTACTGAGAGCGTGCCTTACATGCAGGGCGTCTACGATTTTTCAATGTATCAAAACGAGCGCTTTTTCGAAAACCGTGAAATCACGTATAAGTTAGTTATCCCAATCGGGGTCTATCACGATCGAAAAGGTGTTGAGCAAGATATCAAGCGCCAGCTAATGCCATTAGGTCGGCAGGCGTTGATTGACACGCACGAGGAGGTCTATTACTGGATTGGCAAATGTAAGAGCGTGGAAGCTGACGATGATTCAGAAAAAGGACTATTGACCGTCACGGTAGTATTTGATTGCTATCCATTTGCGTTCACTAACAACCTCGAAGGTGCAGACGTTTGGGATGACGTCTACTTCGATCACTGGATTTGGCAACCCGTCAAATTTACGGTCAATGGTAAGCAGGATATTCAGTTAGAAAACATTGGGTCGCATAAGGTCATGAGCAACTTTGAAGTAACGGGTAAGGTTACTATCAAAGGTGCGTTCGGTACGAAAACTCTGGACGATAAGACGGATGAAAAGTCGTCGATCCCAATTCAAGTTGGAGTTAACAAAATCACACTTGATGGCAATGGAACAATATGGTTCAAATTTAGAAGGGAGGAACTGCTGTAATGTATAGAATTATTGCTTACAATGAGCCGACTGATACAGCAGGCTTTGTTATCCACGATCCCGCTGTTAATGAATCGGTTAGTGAAGGCAAGCTAAATCTTAAGCAGTCCGATGTTAACGATTTATCGCTAACCATCAATCAAGATAACCCTCTCTTCGGCAATGTGAGACCAATGCACACCCACGTTGAGGTCTATGACGACGATAAGCTTATTTTTCGTGGACGAGCTTTGAAACCGACACGGGAAATGAAAGATTCCGGGCAGTTTTTACAGACGTACGTGTTTGAAGACATTTCAAGCTACCTAATCGACAGTGTTCAGCGCTTTTTAGAAGTTAGAAATGCTACTCCAAAGCAATTTCTGGAGAAGGTTATTGAGGAACACAACATTCAAGTGCCAGCTTATAAGCAGTTTCAATTGCGGACGGTAACGGTTGATAACAGTAAGGATAACGCACTCCGAACAATCGACTATGCCACAACCCAAGAAACTATTAAGAAGCTACTGACGGATTCCGTTGGTGGCTTTTTAATTGCCGAATATAAAGACGGAAAAAACTACCTGGACTACCTCAAGGCGCCAGGAAAAGACCACAACAACGATACACCAATCCGTATTACCGAAAACATGCAATCAGCGAGTGTTACGATTGACCCGTCTAAGGTAATTACTAGATTGATTCCACTTGGTGCACAGATTGAGACCCAGAACCCGGATAAAAAGGATGATGATAGTTCGGACGATGGGACTAAGTTAAGCGGTCCAATGCATGCTGTTAATGGTGACTGGGGGCCAGCGATTAAGTTTGCGGCACAATGCATGAACACTAAGGTGACCAACGCTCAAGTTTCTACTATTAAAAATGTTATTCAACACGAGTCTGGTGGTAGTGAGACAGTGGTTAATAACTGGGATTCTAATGCCGCAGCCGGTCACCCAAGCAAGGGACTACTACAATTCATCGACACGACATTTAAAGCATACGCTATCAAAGACTATACCGACATTCTCAAAGGCTTTAACCAATTGTTGGCGATGTTCAATGATTCCAATTGGGCTAGCGACGTTAACACCGGTGGCTGGGGCCCGACTGGTAAACGTCGATTTGACAAATTACCGGTTGAGATTGTACCTAGTGGTGGTGGTTGGGGGTCTCCCTTCCCAGCAGTCGGACACGTAGCATTCGAAAGCGGACAGCTTTTCGGCGTTCACCCGCGAGGAGAATTCCGGCAAAACGGCTTTCATGACGGTCTCGACTTCGGGACGGCTAAGTATCCGGGCAGTGATGTTCATGCAGTTCATGGCGGTAAGGTGACACACAAAGGCTACATGGGTGGCTTAGCTTACTACTTCGTCACCCATTCCGATGATGGCTACAACGTTGTTTACCAAGAAGCATTCGGTAGTAGTAGCAACATCAAGGTTAAGGTCGGCGACTACGTTAAAACCGGTCAAGTAGTCGGCAAACGGACAACCAACCACCTTCATGTGGGTGTAACAAAGAAAGATTTCAATTACGCAGTTGCACACTCGTTTACCAATAATGGTACATGGATTGACCCAGAGCCAATAATTTTTGGGAATAAATCCAAGAGACGCTTGAGTAAATTGGAAAAGTTCGTAACTGATTCGCCGTTAGCTAAGCAGGCGCTTGACATCGAAGCCGGGATAAAGTTGTTCGAAGCGGCGAAGTCTTCGCATTTGAAGTACGAAACTAACTACCTCCGCGCTGATATCTTGTCGAATCAAGCGCACGGCGATTGTTCATCATTTGTAAGTTATTTTCTAGAACTGGCTGTCCACGAAACTGATAGAACGCTTTATACAACCGACACGTTACACGGGTTCCTGAAAAAACATGGCTATAGTTTGCATTACGAGGGCAATACTAAGACGCTTCCGGCATTGCAGACTGGCGATGTTTTTATTTTGGGCAAAAAAGGTGTCCAACCCAGTCATACTGCGGTTATGAAGGATGCTGACACGCTATTAGAGTGTGCTCAAGGCTGGAGCAACGGTTATGACCAAGGCGGTGCCGACATGTTCGAACATGGTAAATCCGGTAAAGAGACGTTGGCTGATTGGTGGTATCGGAATTCGCAAGGTTGGAACGGCGAATGGTATTGGTATCTCTATCGTTTCGGCGGGAATATCCCAGAACAAGAATCGGGTGACCAAAAGGGCGGAACGATTAAGTCCGGTGTCCGTTACACCATCGCACCGGTCAATGACGGGAAAGACTACCTTAATATTCCTGATTTCCAAAAAGAGTTCGGGATCATTAATGGTACCGTCACATGGGACGATGTAAAGGATCCGAATGAGTTGCTAAGCAAGGCCAAGGCTTGGATCAATAATCAGAAAGCGTCGACGAATTCGTGGAACATTTCGGCACTAGAGTTACCAGACTACGACCACTTTAAGGTTTACGACCGCTACTTATTCATCAACCCGTACGTGGCTGATACGCAGTTACTGACGGTGGTTAGCAAGGAAATTGACATTACCAATCCGTTCAAGTCTACGCTAACAATTGGTGATAAGACACCAAGGTTGACCGATTACCAAAACGAAAATCGGAACATTTCCAAAGCAGTTACTAAGCTGGCAAGCACGGTCACGACTATCTCTGGCGATGTTTCGGCTATGCGTGGCGGAGCGGGTAACTCAAGTAGTCAATTACAAACAATCTACGACCAGTTAGGTAATACCAACGTACCACAATTACAAAAAGACGTTGAAGGTATCCAAGATTTTAACCAGAAGGCTGATGAACGATTGACTACCGCTGAAACAGATTTGAAAACTGTAAAAGAAGATGACGAATCGACTA